ATGCATCTAGAAGTCTCTATTAATCCAGAAACTAGAGCTGAATTTTTTGATGAAGTTTTTCTCAAATTCCCGGAGCTAGAGTCTTCTATCATTGATGATTTCAAGAGATACAAAGCAACCGGTGAGCTTCCGCATTATTTCGGTAGGGACGTTGCGTATACTCAGCCTTATGGTGCTTTTCGGGCTGGGTTGATGCATATCCATCTTTGTCTACCGCCAAACAAGTTTCCCGAGAAACTTCCACAACCGGATAGGGTCTGCAAGAAAGGTGATCCTGATAATGATGCTTGTCTTGTGTATGTCCAAGGTGAGCTTTATGAGAATAAATATTCACTCATTGCTATTATGTATCCCGATGCACATGAAAAAGCAAGAAAACATGATGTGATGAGCTATCTGGCGCGAATTGCCCAGAATTATAAAGATGAAAACTAACCCGCCGAAGCGGGTTTTTTGTGAGATTAGTTATTTATTTTCCTATTTGTTCTTACCCTCTCCCATTCAATTCTGCCTTCTTCACGCCGTTTATCTATATATTCAGCAAGATCCTGAATGTTGATGCAGCGCTTTGCTTTCTGTGATGTACCAACACGATAAGTCGGGATCGGCAACTGGCATGCATTTGCTTTCGCTTCTGCTGTGTTAGGGCTCATACCGAAATACTTTTGGCATACAGCTGACAGCTCAATGTTTGGGGTATTGAATTCAGCCATCAGTAAAAACAAGGTGTTCATAATTTTCTCCATCAAAACCGGCTGCACCCGGGAAAATCATAATTCTGTGCTGGTGGCAGGAATTAATTTCTGCCAGATAGCGGAAACATATTTTGCCTGATGACGGGCATCAGCCAGGGCGTTGTGCCGTTCGCCATCGAAAGGCATGTCCATTTTGGGGTCGAATCCGATGGAACGCCCAAGCGTAACGATCGTGCGTACATCGTGGTCATTCCAGTATGCCCACGGGCAGATTTGTCCTGCTCGCTCATAAGCTCCACGTAAAATTACGTTGTCGAAGGTGGCTCCGTTACCCCAGACTTTTAAATATTTCGTATTGTCTGCGTGCCGGTTAATGAAATGATTTAGTTCTGAGAGAGCATCGCTGATCGACAAAGTATCATCAATACAGATTGCAGCTCGTGCTTCAGGGCTTTGTTTCAACCACCACAGGATGGTATCGCCGTCAGGTGTAGCTCCTAGCTTCATAGCACTGTCCAGGCTAACAACCGTATAGAATTCTTGTCCGATGTCTCCGGTTTCTGGAGTGAAGAACACCGCGCCAATGGAAACGATCGGTGCATCCTTATTTTTCCCCATCGTCTCAAGGTCGATCATTAAGTTGTTCATCACTTCACCTCTTGTGATGGTTTTGCTGCAAAATACTCGATACCTTTATCCCAGATAGATTTTATGGTCGACCACGTGACTGGCACTTTAATTTCAATACGTCCGCTCCCGTCACAGGTATCGCAATCATCATCGCCAAAGCATTCCAGGCAGCTTATAAACGTAGTTTCTGAAAATTCACCGGATAGCGCCCCCTTAGCGCCGTTCTCGGCTGTTAGTCTCTTCGGCACCATAACCCAACCATCCGGAGTTACCGGAGAGTTGCCAGACAGTGCGTTCTGCAATCGTTCCAGCTTAACGTATTCCTGAACCCTGTTTCCGTCGCACGCCTGAAGCCATTGCACAGCCTTTTGCGCATCAGTGTGAAAGGTACAAGTGCGACCGTCATCAAATTGCATTTCGTAGAGGTCAGCAACCTGTTTAAACTGCGTTTGTGGCAACTTGTAAGCCTGGCTTGCAGGTACGGCACCATAGAGCATGGCAGCTCGGCAGGCGTTCCAGCCTTCATCAAAACCGACTATGCCATTATTTAAAGATGGACGAGCATCTGGCACCACCGGCACTGGCTTGGCTATATATAGCGGCTGAACATACCAGCCCTTTGATAACCAACTGTCAGCAATGTTTTTACTCCTAGTTATTGCCGGAATACCTAAGCCATTGTCTGAATGCAGCCATGCCACCGGATCCTCTTCCAGCGATGCCAGAGCAATTTCATAAGCACGGCGCTCAACATTGTCTCGCACGTCCATGCTGCTGATTCGTTCTTTGATTTCTTTAATCAGTTCTTTATCGGTAAATGTGGTCATTATGCTCCAGCCTCCGGTGCTTTTGGCATTACTGCCCAGTGAGTGATATTGACGTTTTCAAGGTCCCCGACCTGAAATGTCCACTGCCATTCTCCGGTTTCTTTTTGCCCCCATGTATACCAGAGAGAACGCCAGCCAATCAGCCAGCCTTCTCCATTAGCATCAAATAACAGAATACTTTCATTCGCTGGCGGCAGTTCAGCTGACACTGGTATTACTTTGTTTTCCAGTGCTGCACATTTAGCTTCAAGCGCATCAAATTTACGCACCAGGTACTCAGCATTTGTTTCATTCACTTTCAGATCTCGTGGTACACATTTCCCGCGAAGAAACCCTTCCATTTCGAAAACATTCATGCGCATTTGCGTAACTCCGATAACTCGTTAAAACGTTCCATAAACATCCCATAGGCATGGCCTGGCGACAGTGGAATAACTTTGAACATCTCTGTTGCCGGGATACCTTCCAGTACAGGCCAGAAAGAGCCATCATCAAGCCCGAGATCGCGGCGTTCGGTTGCCAGCATGATGAGATCGGCATATTTCACGGGCGTGCTCATAACCGGGGGGAACCCGTATTTCTCACGGATTACGGCGTCTATTTTTTCTTCCATCCGTTTATAGTCAGGAAGAAGGCGTTTCAGTGGCGCGGGGATGTCCTGGCAATACGCTTCTGTTGCATCATGCATTAATGCTTCAAAAGCAAATTCCTGCGGTACCAGCTGGCTGCAAAGCACCGCATGTTGGGCGACGCTGTAGAAATGTGAAAGATGTCCTGCAAAGCGACAGATATTTGAAAGAGAAACCGCGATATCGTTAATAACGATGTCGTCTTTATTTATCCTGTCATAATAAAAATGCTTCCCGGAAAAAGTTTTAATAAATGACATTTTGTTCTCCACGTATATGCGCTGCACCGCGCTGAATTCTGGTAAAAGGAAGCCCTCACCATCCGGCGATTATTGAGTTAATTACGTTTCCATAAATGCCCCCGCAGGGGCATTTGCAGTAATGAAATCAGGCGGTGAAAGTACCAATAAAGGTTTCTACTTTGCTGTCTTTGAATTTCTCAACAAGCAGATCACGAAATTCGTTAGCCATTTCTTCCTGCACTGCTTCCAGCTGAATAATGCGCAGAACCAGTACAGGACGATCGCCAGTGATAATGCTGAGGCGTAATTTAAATGGACGTTCTTTCAGACCTTCAAACGGAACGCATTTAAATTCAAATGCCACTGGCATAATATCTTTGGTCTTCGCTTCGACAGACTCCATCAGGGAGCGTTTGCCGCTGAAGTCATTATCTTCAAAATCAGCGGTCTGGTTTGCTTCAATCGTGATTTTACGGACAGCCGCAGCCGCTTTTGTTGCCTGAATAGCGTCACCATTAGCATCAAAGCCCACAAGGTAGTCGGCCCAGTCTTCAATCCATTCTGCCAGTGACTTCTGGGAGTTACGCTCGCCATTAACAGACAACAGAGCAGAGAACGGTGCTGTCTTTTTCAGTTTGAGAGTGGCGGTGTTATCTGCGTGACCTGGTTCATCAATAGTACCCAGGTTAATCACACTGACGGCTCGCATATTATCGGCATCGATAAAGCAGCGGGTGCCTTCATCTGCAAGATCTTTAGAATAACGGGTAAAGTCATCGATGCTGGCAGTGGAAAGCGCACCACGGAAACGGAAGCGATTTAAATTAAATTTCTCCAGATCATGAATGCGGAAATTCTCAGGCAATGCCACAGCATCGGCACCAATCTTACTGATAATTTCATTAACACCCTGAGCAGAAATAAGGGCATGGATTTGATTAATTGCGGTTGCGTCTAAGTTCTGAGACATAATAAGTCCTCACTATATAAAGATATTCAGTGATGAGATAAATAATCGGTTAATTAAGAACGATATTAATGACCTGCTGCGCGGAGTTTTCCGTCAGGTTCACCGGCAAGAGTCAGTAATTGTCCCTGGTCTTCCTGCAGAATAGTCAGGCGACCACCGCGATTGACATACATCGGCGTTTCGGTGGTGTCTTCTTCGGAAATTTTCCCGCGGTTAGTCGGGCGAACATATGAGAGTTTGTGTTTGATTTTCACACGGTTCTCATCAAATGGTTCGATTTCCAGGTTGAGCGAGACCTTACCTTTGGTTTTCGTGTTCATCACACCGGAAGCGACTTCACTGAGAACAGCGCCGATTTTGGTTTCAAATACGCCGCCGTCCAGCTCCCCGATAAATGCCTGCACATCAGTACTGCGTTCGCTAGCCATTTTGCTGCTCCTCATCATATCGACCCTGCAAGGTCGGTTGGTTTCTCCACAAAACAGAGAAGAACACCTGCGGTGACTGCCGCCCGGATGGATTGGGTTATGAGCCCGTCGTCCGGTGATGCTCTTCTCTGTTTTGTAAAAAGAGCGGTACCAGCCGGAAGCAAGTGTACAAACTGGTACCGCCAAAGCAGTGGCTGTTGTGGTGGGGTTGTCACTCAGGCGTATGGTCAACCTGACAATCCGGTGTCCTCAACGGGGAAAGAGTAACCCCGCCATACTTACCGCCGCGCCATTTCGCGGATTACCACAACGCTGAGAGCACTTAGCCAGTTACGGCACCACACTTTGTCGCGGTTCCATAAATGCCCTCATCGTTGCACCCTGGTCTCTTCCCAGGCGTCAAACCGGATCGCCACGCTGGTTAGGCGTCTTATCAGCATCCTCATTGACTTGCACATTCCGGCTACCTGGTTTGTTTGCCCGAGCAAGGAGTGGATTGTCCCCTTTAACGTCCCCAGACCGCTAACGACGCATGTGCCATACGCCGTGTTACAACCAAATTTTGTTAGTACCTTGTTTGTAGGTCTGGAGAGAAAGATAAAATGAAGTTGCGCATTATGCAAGTGTTTTATTGCGAGATAAGCAATTTGGTGGGTAATGAAAAGCCACCTTCTGGTGGCTAATTGATGTTGAGGTAGGGGGTTAATTGTGTCGCTTAAGGGTCTGTGACTGACTGATTAAGACCTTTCCAAAGACCATAAACCGGTGTTCGTTTTCGCTGGTAATTCCCCATTCGCGGTAAATCTGATTATCAGAAATTACCAGCAGTTTATCAGGTATCATTTGCAGTCGTTTGACGTAAATTTTATCATCAAAACCAAATACATATATACCATCCCCATCAAACTGATTGATACTGATATCAACGAAGATGAGATCTCCTGGCTCAATGGTTGGACACATACTGTCCCCACGAACGTTGATAACTTTAATGTGATTTGCTGGTCGTCCACCAAACATCGATACAGCATTATCAGTTCTGTATTCAATGGCATGAATCACATCAATGACATCACCGCCCTGGATAAGGCCATTTCCCGCACTGGCACTGACATCCAGCATTTCAATACGGAATACATCCTTCACCTGCGCAACATCCTCACTAATACTGTTTTTACATACAGTATTACTTTTGAGGTCTGAGGTAAAGAGATCAGCAATATCAACACCTAAGCTCCTGGCAATATTACTCAGGGCTTGTTCAGTGAATTGTTTCTGCTTACCTGTTTCGAGGCGCGAGATATTCGCCGCATCCACTCCTATTGCTTCAGCGAGATCGGCGATTTTCATGTTCTTCGCCTGGCGAAGTTGTCTGACTCGATTTCCTATGTTCATGCGTTTATTACATTTCTTTATTGCGCGTTAAGCAAATCAACTTGCGCAAAATATTTGCGTGAAATAATATGCTCATCACGCAATATGTGGAGGTTATATGCAATCACCATTACGGAATGTGCGTAAGGCGCACGGATTTACTTTGCAGCATGTTGCTGCGGGCGTTCAGGTCAATCCAGCGACGCTGAGTCGTATTGAAAGACTGGAACAAATTCCATCTATCGATCTTGCAGAACGTCTGGCCAATTTTTTTAAGGGTGAAATCAGCGAAATGCAGATTCTTTATCCGGCACGTTTTCAATCTAGCCAAAACCAGAATGGGTTTAAACCACAGGAACAGGAGGTAAGCCGTGGGTAAGCATCATTGGAAAGTGGAAAAACAACCTGAGTGGTACGTGAAAGCTGTCAGAAAAACTATCGCGGCATTGCCTGGGGGTTACGCTGAAGCTGCTGACTGGCTGGATGTAACAGAGAACGCTTTATTCAACCGCCTTCGTGCAGATGGCGATCAGATTTTCCCGCTGGGATGGGCAATGGTTTTACAGCGCGCGGCTGGCACTCACTACATTGCGGATGCTGTCGCACAGTCTGCTGGTGGGGTGTTCGTATCGCTTCCTGAAATTGAGGAAGTAGAGAACGCCGATATAAACCAGCGCCTGCTGGAAGTCATCGAACAGATCGGGAATTACTCAAAGCAGATTCGTTCGGCAATCGAAGATGGGGTCGTGGAGCCACACGAGCAGACAGCAATTAATGATGAGTTGTATCTGTCAATTTCGAAGCTCCAGGAGCATGCAGCACTGGTCTACAAAATCTTCTGCGCTCCAGAAAAGAGTGACGCCCGCGAGTGTGCAGCTCCGGGCGTCGTGGCGTTTTGTGTCTGTGGAGAAACTAACGCATGAACAGTTTAACGGCAAATAACCGTTTGTCGCAACAGCTGGTGGTCAGTGTCGCTGAACACCTGTTGTTACGGTATGAATGCAGATTACCAAATCACCTGGCTGTAAGTAACCACAGAGAACTTTACCTGACTGTGGGGGGCGAGTTGTGCAGGAACTTAACCGCTGGTTTCGTGACGGAAGAGGGCTTTATGTCCATGTTATTCGTTGGGAGCCAGAAACACAGCGCGTTATCTATCTTCGCAAAGACTACCCGCATGAGTGCTTTAGTCCTTTGTGGAAATTCAGGCATGATTTTGTTGAGTGTGAAGGACCACCAGCACATTGATTCTGCCATTCCGGGACGTTACACTGTTCAGGCACCTTATAAAGCGGGTGCCGGGCGTGGAAACCCGGAATTCACCAAAGCGCACAACCGCGCTCTTGCGGTTTTTTTGTGTAATGAGCAGCATTACGCCCAAATTATGGTGGGGCGTGCAGGGCCAACTTCGGTTGGGCCGGGTTCTTTGGTGACCGGTATTTCCACCCCTGTACGTCTCACCACCAATAAGGTCGTGGAAAGCCTTGGTGGTGAGTTATTAAAAATCACCAAAGAGGCTGCCATCATGGCTACGATCCCAACCCTCACTCAACCTGAAATTGCCATCGTTGATGGTCAGGCTGTTACTTCATCCCTGGCTGTTGCCAACTTCTTCTCCAAACGTCATGACGATGTACTGAAAAAGATCCGCACGCTTGAATGCTCTGCATCATTCACTGCCCGCAATTTTTCGGTGAGTGATTACACCGATTGCACAGGCCGCAAACTACCTTGCTATCAAATAACCCGCGACGGCTTTGCGTTTCTTGCTATGGGGTTCACGGGTAAACGTGCTGCCCAGTTCAAAGAGGCATACATCAATGCCTTTAACCAGATGGAGAAACAGCTTTCAAATCCCTCTGTACTGAGCGACGTTGCACATAACGCCAGCGTTCTCTATTCCTACATTTCATCAATTCATCAGGTCTGGCTGCAGCAGCTTTATCCTATGTTGGCAAAAGCCGAATCTCCGCTGGCTGTTAGCTTGTATGACTATATTAATGATGCTTCGGCACTGGCCTGCCTCATAAATTTGTCGCTGAACCCTTCAGAGGTAAGGGGGCGCAAATGATCCGGAATATTTTCAAACGGTTTACCAATCAGACTTTCCGTTGTCCTCGTCCTGGTCAGTGGTACACCACGCCTGCAGGGCATGTTCTACGTGTCAGCCTGGTTGACCGTGAATGTCAGAAGGTGATTTGTGAACCGCTGGGCCGTAATTACCGCATCAGTATGCCGCTTATAGCCTTTTGCTCCGGAAAAAACATGAAGCATCTCGGAGGTGCAGCATGAGTATGGAGCTGATGGTTAAAGCGATGAAAATTCGAGTGGGTAATCCATTGCGAAAACTGGTTCTGATCAAGCTGGCTGATAACGCCAGCGATCAGGGTGAGTGCTGGCCCAGCTACCAGCATATTGCTGACCAGTGCGAGATTAGCAAACGTTCTGTGATGAATCATATTGCGGCTCTTTGTGATTCCGGACTGGTAAAAAAAGTCACCCGGAAAGGTGAAAAAGGTAACTCAAGTAATATCTATCTCCTTCATCTTGATGGTGCAGGAGATTCACTAGGGGGTAGTGCAAATAATTCACTATCTGGTGCAGCAAATTCACCAGGTAGTGCAGGAGTTGCACCAGGGGGTGGTGCAGGAGATTCACCCAGAACCAGTCACTCTTTTGAACCAGTCAAAGAACCAGTCAATGAACCAATAGCTGTTGGTGCATCTGCTGATGAGTCTGTGCGAGTTCGTTCAAACCGACCGGAATACTCTCCGGAGTTTGAGCAGGCATGGCTGGCATACCCCAAACGTGCTGGTGGCAATTCAAAATCTGCAGCCTTCAAAGCCTGGAAAGCCCGTTTGAATGAGGGGGTAAACCCCGAAACCATGCTGGAAGGTGTGAAACGCTATGCGGGCTGGGTATCTGCGATGGGTAACAGCGGCACACAATTTGTGAAACAGGCTGTCACGTTCTTTGGTCCGGATCGTCATTTCGAAGAATCCTGGGAAGTTCCTGCGGTATCTGCAGCCAGACGTGAGGATCCGTACTTCAAAGCCAGTTACGACAACGTGGACTACAGCCAGATCCCGGCAGGATTCAGGGGGTGATCATGAGTCTTTTGAATGAAGTTCAGAAATTCATTGAAGCCCATCCGGGGTGTACTTCCGGAGACATTGCGGATGCTTTTGCAGGTTACTCACGGCAGCGCGTTCTGCAGTCAGCAAGCAAGTTACGTCAGAGTGGGCGTGTGGCTCACCGTTGTGAAGGAGATACACGCAGACATTTCCCGCGCCTGACTGAGAGAGCGCAGGAGCCGGAACCACAACCAGTTCGTGAAACCAGACCTGTGCGCAATTTCTATGTCGGCACTAACGATCCCCGGGTGATTTTGTGCCTGACCCGCCAGGCTGAAGAACTGGAGTCAAGGGGCTTATACCGTCGTGCTGCAACCGTGTGGATGGCGGCATTCCGTGAAAGCCACTCCCAGCCAGAACGAAACAATTTTCTGACGCGTCGTGAGCGGTGCTTACGGAAAAGCAGCAAGCGCGCTGCATCGGGTGAAGAGTGGTATCTGTCAGGGAATTACGTGGGGGCTTAATGAGTAATAAATATTGCCAGGCGCTGGTGGAACTGCGGAACAAACCAGCCCATGAACTGAAGGAAGTGGGCGATCAGTGGCGCACGCCGGACAACATTTTCTGGGGAATTAACACCCTGTTTGGCCCGTTTGTTCTGGATCTGTTCACTGACGGTGATAACGCCAAATGTGCTGCGTATTACACGGCGGAAGACAACGCGCTGGCGCATGACTGGTCAGAACGTCTTGCGGAGCTTAAAGGGGCTGCCTTTGGTAATCCCCCATACAGCCGCGCCAGTCAGCATGAGGGGCAATACATCACCGGCATGCGTTACATCATGAAACATGCCAGTGCCATGCGTGATAAGGGTGGGCGCTATGTTTTCCTGATCAAAGCTGCCACCAGCGAAGTGTGGTGGCCGGAAGATGCAGACCATATTGCTTTTATTCGCGGGCGTATTGGTTTTGAACTGCCTGCCTGGTTTATCCCGAAGGATGAGAAGCAGGTGCCGACAGGCGCTTTCTTCGCTGGTGCTATTGCTGTTTTCGACAAGACCTGGAAGGGACCGGCAATCAGCTACATCGGGCGCGATGAACTTGAGGCATGTGGTGAGGCGTTTTTGGCGCAGGTTCGCCAGCAGGCAGAAAAACTTGTCAGGGAGATGGCGGCATGACGACGTTAACTCAATGCCAGCAGCAGGTGCTGGATATGCTGATTTCTTACCAGCAAGAGCGTGGCTTTCCGCCAACCAATCAGGAGGTGGCAACCATGCTGGGATACCGTTCAGTGAATGCAGCGGTGGAGCATCTTCGCGCACTGGAGAAAAAAGGCGTCATCACGATAAAGCGTGGCGTGGCCCGGGGGATAACGCTTCATACCGCAGTGAAGGACGACGACAGCGAAGCGGTCGGTATCATCCGCGCACTGCTTGCCGGTGAGGAGAACGCCAGGCTGCGTGCAGCCCACTGGTTACATGAGAGGGGCCTGAAAGTATGAAGTTGATCCTGCCTTTCCCGCCCAGTGTGAACACGTACTGGCGACACCCCAACAAAGGGGCATTTGCTGGTAAGAGCCTGATAAGCGAGGCGGGGCGAAAATTTCAGAGCGCGGCGTGCGCAGCAATAGTTGAGCAGTTACGTCGTCTGCCGAAACCAACGTCGGCACCTGCTTCAGTGGAGATCGTGTTGTTTCCTCCGGATAACCGGATCCGCGATCTGGACAACTATAACAAGGCGCTGTTTGACGCCCTGACCCACGCGGGTGTGTGGGAAGACGACAGACAGGTGAAAAGAATGCTGGTGGAGTGGGGACCGGTTATCCCGAAAGGGAAGGTCGAGATCACTATCAGTAAGTATGAGAAACCGGCGGGTGCAGCCGCCTGATTAAGAGGAGAAACGAAGTATGAATAATCTGATGGTCATTGATGGTATTGAAGTTCGTCGTGATGCTTATGGGCGTTACAGCCTGAACGATCTGCATCGCGCAGCAGTAGCATCTGGTGCAAATGCCAGAACCAAGGAGCCAGGAAAGTTTCTTTCCAGCCAACAAACTGTTGAGCTTGTTCATGAATTGACCAACACCCAGAATTTGGGTGTTGACCCGGTGAGTGTGATTCATGGGGGAAATGAACGGGGAACGTATGTCTGCAAGGAACTGGTGTATGCCTATGCAATGTGGATCAGCCCGTCATTCCATCTGAAGGTGATCCGTACTTTCGACATGGTAACCAGCGCACCGGAAAAATTATCCGGACAGGCTGCTGACAAGATGCAGGCTGGTGTGATTCTGCTGGACTTTATGCGCCGGGAATTAAACCTGTCTAACTCTTCAGTGCTTGGTGCCTGTCAGAAACTCCAGGAGGCTGTTGGCTTACCGAATCTGGCACCGCGCTATGCCATTGATGCTCCTGCTGACGCGCCTGATGGCTCAAGTCGTCCTACGCTGTCGCTGAGTGCACTGCTGAAACAGTATGGTATCCGCCTTACGGCTAATCAGGCATATCACCAGATGGCGAAGCTGGGGATCGTTGAACAACGCGAACGATACAGCCGTACCGCGATTAACAACATCAAAAAATTCTGGTCGCTGACAGCGAAAGGTTGCATGTTCGGCAAGAACATCACCAGTCCCGCAAATCCGCGCGAGACGCAGCCGCATTTCTTCGAATCCCGATTCCCTGAGCTGTTAAAGCTGCTCGATACCGTTCATTGAGGTGACCGTGAGAGCACTACTGACCCCTGAAATTGCCCCGCGTATGGGGATCGTATTGTTCAGGCCAGGTTCAGAGCTGATGCCCCTGTTTATGCAGGGGCGTGTCCTGCTGGAGCCTGAGCCGGAACGTTATTCATCTTTCGCCAGTGGTGTCGTTCCGGCGGCATCACAACCGCTGGCGGATGATCCTGCCGTTCGGGCCGTGTTCCGCAATGAGGAAGTGATCCGTCGTGCTGGTGGCGTGGAATGTCTTGAAAGCTGGTTACTTCGTGAAAAAGGCTGCCAGTGGCCTCATTCCGACTGGCACAGCGAGAACATGACAACAATGCGACACGCGCCGGGCGCAATCCGTCTGTGCTGGCACTGCGATAACCAGCTGCGCGATCAGTTCACGGAACGGCTGGAATCAATGGCAACGGATAACTGTGCCCGCTGGGTGTTGTCTGTTGTGCGTCGGGATCTCGGTTTTGATGATAGTCACGTTGTGACAATGCCGGAACTGTGCTGGTGGCTGATTCGTAATGACCTGGCGGATGCCTTACCGGAAAGTGCAGCCCGTAAGGCACTGAGATTACCGAAGCCTGTTGTGCCGTCTGTCACCCGGGAAAGTGACCTTGTGCCTTCGGTTCCTGCCACCAGCATCATCCAGGATAAGGCGAAAAAGGTGCTGGCGCTGAAAGTGGATCCGGAGTCGCCGGAGTCTTTTATGTTACGCCCAAAACGTCGCCGCTGGGTTAATGAAAAGTACACACGCTGGGTTAAGACACAGCCGTGTGCATGTTGTGGAAAGCCTGCTGATGATCCCCACCACCTGATAGGCCACGGTCAGGGGGGAATGGGTACAAAAGCGCATGACCTCTTTGTGTTGCCTTTGTGCAGAAAGCATCACGACGAGCTGCATGCGGATACCGTGGCATTTGAAGAGAAGTATGGCTCCCAGCTGGAGCTGATATTTCGTTTTATCGATCGTGCGCTGGCAATTGGCGTGCTGGCCTGATTTTGTGGAGAACGTTGATGCGTGATATTCAAATGGTTCTTGAACGTTGGGGGGCATGGGTGGCAAATAATCACGAGGATGTCACCTGGTCGTCTATTGCTGCAGGATTTAAAGGACTAATCCCTTCAAAAGTAAAATCCCGCCCGCAATGTTGTGACGATGATGCGATGATCATTTGTGGGTGCATGGCTCGCCTGAAAAAGAACAACAGCGATTTGCACGATTTATTAGTGGATTATTATGTAGGTGGTATGACGTTTATGGCGCTTGCCCGTAAACATGGGCGTTCTGATTGCTGGGTTGGGCGTTTATTGCAAAAGGCTGAAGGTGTAGTTGATGGCATGTTAATGATGTTAGAAATTGAGCTAGAGATGGATCGTTAGAAGACCTCTTATTGAGGGGGTAATTGAATCAGTTTAATGTGTGGGGAGTCGATTTATTCTCCCCATTTTATTTAATTAATTTACTTAAGGTTTTAATTCATCAAGACGTTGTTGGATAGTGTTTTTGCTTGCGTTGTCTGTTATAGCCATTTGTTGTACTTGCCCCATTGCCATTTGAGTTTCCATCCACATATCGGCCCACACTTTTGTATCGTTATTAACTTGAGCGATAGTAAATCTGACTTTTGATACCGGGGTTGTTGAATAGGCATTGCCGATTAACATTTGTCCAAAAACAGCAGACCCGCCTTCCAGTTCTTTACCACATATAACACTGCTGTTATCAGCGTTGTAAATTATCAACCCTCTACTATTGCAGTAATTCACAAGGGCATCTTTGACTTTATCTTTTGTCGTATTTTGATAAACCCCCTCAGGTTTTCCTGATTGAGTTTTTTTTATCAATGGTACGGAAGAAGTACAACCTGAAATGATAGTTGCGCTAAGTAATAGTACAGTCATTTTATTCATGTTTCTTATCCATTGTTAAGGGCATACCTACACAATTATTTTTATTGGAGATGAATAATCAACCGTTTACAATCGTAAAAAATCAAATATGCTGTTAAGAGTGGTTACTTCGCCACACAACTTAAACCCGCCGCTGAGCGGTTTTTTTGTACCTGTAAACTTGGTGCAGTACAGTAAACACGCTGGTGGTCGTGAATACTGACCTTTTATCTTGCTGGCTTTTTAGACAAGAGTTATTGGTATGTCATGTTAACCAGAAGGGAAAAAGACATGCTAAAACAGCAAGATATGACAGAAACCGCCGCCGCAGTCCTTCATTTCTTACCTGCTGACAAGTGGGTAACGCCACGCATGATGACGAGAACTACCGGAGTAAGCGAAGCCCGGTGCCAGTTAATACTGACTCAGTTAGTTCTGGCGGGTCTGGCGAAGGATAACGGCGGGTACGGGAATAAATTCAGACGCTGCCAGTAATGGCGGTTTCCTGCTGTGAAAATGGGCGGCTGGTGGGTGTTGGTAGCACCTGCCAGCCATTCGCTCATGCCTACTGGTCACAAGCGAACCACGGCCCACTGCTTTAGCGCAAAAGCAGAGTGAGCCTACCAGAGTTACGCTTACTGATCCATGAAAAATACTGTAAAAATAAACAGTGTTGATTTAATCAACGCTGATTGCCTGCATTTTATTCAGTCCCTGCCTGATGATTCCATTGACCTGATTGTTACCGATCCGCCTTACTTCAAGGTGAAACCCAACGGCTGGGACAATCAGTGGAAAGGGGACGAAGATTACCTTAAGTGGCTGGACCACTGTCTGGCCCAGTTCTGGCGGGTGTTGAAACCTGCCGGAAGCCTTTACCTGTTCTGTGGGCATCGCCTGGCATCTGATATTGAGATCATGATGCGTGAACGTTTCAACGTGCTTAACCATATCATCTGGGCGAAGCCGTCCGGACGTTGGAATGGGTGTAATAAAGAAAGTCTGCGCGCATATTTTCCTGCCACAGAGCGCGTTCTGTTTGCTGAACATTACCAGGGGCCATATCGCGGCAAAAGTGACGGCTATGCGGCAAAAGAAAGGGAACTCAAACAGCACATAATGGCACCGCTGATATCGTATTTCAGGGATGCTCGTGCCGAACTGGGTATAACGGCAAAACAGATTGCCGAAGCCACTGGTAAGAAAAATATGGTTTCCCACTGGTTTGGTGCCAGTCAGTGGCAGTTGCCGAATGAGGCTGACTACCGGAAGTTGCAGGCACTGTTTTCCCGTATAGCGGCAGAGAAGTTTCAGGAAAAACAACTGGAACAACCACACCACCAGCTGGTGGCATCTTATGATTCACTGAATCGCAAATATTATGAATTGCTGGATGAGTTTAAAACTCTCCGGCGCTATTTCTCCGTATCAGTTTCCGTGCCTTATACCGACGTCTGGATGCATAAACCCGTTCAGTTCTACCCGGGGAAACATCCGTGTGAGAAACCGGCGGATATGCTCAGGCAAATAATCAATGCCAGTAGTCGACCAGGTGATCTGGTTGCTGATTTTTTTATGGGCTCCGGTTCCACAATAAAAGCAGCAATGGCGCTGGGGCGTCGGGCCTTAGGTGTTGAGCTTGAGTCAGAGCGGTTTAACCAGACAGTGAAAGAGATAAACGAGCTGGTGGGGAAATAATCTGGTGGCCACGTCAGGTGGCCTTTTTATTTCCATTACACAGCACCCGCATCTGCGAGGTGGGGTTATGAAATCCATGGATAAGTTAACAACGGGTGTCGCCTATGGCACCTCAGCAGGTAGTGCCGGGTACTGGTTTTTACAGTTGCTCGATAAAGTCACGCCCTCACAGTGGGCGGCAATAGGTGTGCTGGGTAGTCTGGTATTTGGCTTGCTGACGTATCTGACAAACCTTTATTTCAAGATTAAAGAAGACAAGCGTAAGGCTGCACGGGGAGAGTAATTCAATGACTCAAAACTATGAACTGATTGTGAAAGGGATCCGCAATTTTGAGAATAAAGTTACGGTAACTGTAGCGTTACGGGACAAAAAACGCTTTGACGGTGAAATTTTTGACCTGGACATCTCGCTGGACCGTGTTGAAGGTGCCGCGCTGGAGTTTTATGAGGCAGCAGCCAGAAGGAGCATCAGACAGGTCTTCCTGGATGTTGCTGCCGGGTTATGTGAAGGGGATGAGCAGTCGCCGGAAAAGCGCCCCGTAATTTTAGAGGCGCAGGATGTGTTGATAACCTACAGAGGAAAACTACCGGGAATAATTACGGGTTCTCTGAAGAGTCCGCCGAAATGGTAATTTTACCAGCATATTTTTCATCCAGTAATACAGCAAGCCGCCTGAAAGAGTCTTGTTGTTCCTGAGACCATTTGGGATTGCATGATTCAAACTGGATTGATGCCAGCGTTGATTGCATCTGTTCCCTTGGAATTGAGAATGCCAGATATGAGAAGGCGACGGTAAGGGTATTCACGTCTTCCCGAAGCCTGGAAATGCTGTCGAGCAACTCCTGTAGAGAAATGGTGTTATTGTCCATAAATAATCCTCATGATTGTATTGACCTGTTAGCAGCCTGAGGCAACAGGCTGGAACTGATAAACATATCTAGGGCTCAGAAACCGATAAATCCTGATAAATATCCATGAACGCAAAAATCAGATACGGCCTGTCGGCTGCCGTTCTGGCGCTGATTGCCGCTGGTGCGCCTGCGCCTGACATTCTCGACCAGTTTCTGGATGAAAAGGAAGGTAACCACACCACGGCATACCGTGATGGCGCGGGTATCTGGACCATCTGCCGCGGTGCCATCCTGGTGGATGGCAAACCTGTCGTTCCGGGCATGAAGTTGTCGAAGGAAAAATGCGACCGGGTTAACGCCATTGAGCGTGATAAGGCGCTGGCATGGGTGGAGAAAAACATCAGAGTGCCATTGAGTGAACCCCAGAAAGCGGGGATCGCGTCATTCTGTCCGTACAACATTGGTCCCGGTAAGTGTTTCCCGTCGACGTTTTATAAACGAATTAATGCAGGTGATCGCAGGGGAGCGTGTGAGGCGATTCGCTGGTGGATTAAGGACGGTGGCAGAGACTGCCGTGTCCGCTCAAATAACTGTTATGGTCAGGTATCCCGTCGTGACCAGGAGAGCGCGCTGGCGTGCTGGGGAATCGACAGATAAGCAGAATATTTTGCTGAAAAATAAGGTATGGCCACGCGGGCGGATAACACGAAATCCTGCGAACTGGCGAAACGTAAGTGAATAAAAGTAAAAACCCCGTTTGTTGGCACCAAGCGGGGTTTTGTGTTTCCTGACTCCGGAAAAGTCAAAGGAGAAAGTGTGTTTGATTTTAGCAAACTGATTCGGGAGATTCGAGTGATGGCTGAAAAATTATCCACCTGGAAGTTCATTCTTATCTGGCTGGTGTTTGTGATTATGGCCTCCGGTTATTTCATCGGTCAGATACGCTGGTGGTGAAATGAACCGCGTACTGTGCGTGGTCATCATTGCCCTGCTGGTGGCCTGTGGTGCGCTTAGTCTGGGGCTGAATCATTACCGTGATAACGCCATTACCTACAAAGCCCAGCGCGACAAAAATGTCAGAGAACTGAAGCTGGCGAACGCGGTAATTACTGACATGCAGATGCGTCAGCGTGATGTTGCTGCGCTCGATGCAAAATACACGAAGGAGTTAGCTGATGCGAAAGCTGAAAATGAAACTCTTCGCGCTGACGTTGCCGCTGGTCGTAAGCGCCTGCGTATCAACGCCACCTGTCCAGGTCCCGTGCGTGAAGCCACCGGCACCGCCCGCGTGGATAATGCAACCGGCCCCCAACTGGCAGACACCGTTACACGGGATTATTTCACCCTCAGAGAGCGGCTGATGACGATGCAGAAGCAACTGGAAGGGGCGCAGGAATATATCCGTACTCAGTGCCTGAAATAAGTTTTGTTGATGCGCCGTATCGTCGCTGTATTCCCTCATTAACAGAGACCGCAGCCCGACAGGGAGACTCCTCTGCGCGAGTGTGCGGGGATAATCAAAAACGATACACACCGGGGTTTACCGCGTTAACGGAGCGCGGCGTTGTCCCCTCATAGTCGCCTGTCCGGTGCGATGGTGGAAGAAACCGGATGTTTATCACTATTAATTGATGACACAGAAATGGATTCATTGAATTTCAGCACGTTTTTGTATTCGTGTTATTGAACATCTGTTTATTTTACTTTTAACATATTGATAATAAAAAGAGCTGTAAATCTTTAGATGAGTCGATTTTGTCCGGGGAAGTTCAAATGGATTTTATGCTGACGGTTTCTGGTGTGGTTATCCTGTCCATTGCTTATACTGCAGATAAATATGGCTGCCATTTGTTATCACGTATTGGCGCTTATTGTTCGTTGATGCTGATTTTCTCGTCGCTTTTTTTTGAGTAAGTTATATTAATTATAACAAATAATTTTCTGTGTTATTTTTTCAGGCTATCCCGTCAGAGGGGAAGCCTGTACTGCCGGGGAGCGAATGGAAAACTGATGTGTCCGGTAACTGCGTGTTCTGTGAACACCATGTTACTTAATTATGTAATTCATACCCGAACTCTCTGTTGACAGCCTTCTTCTGCAGGCTTCAATAACCCACGCTGAAAAGTTTCCTGAACCTTTCAGATCAAGAGCGATGTTAATTTGTTCAATCATCTGGTTTGGAAATCGGATGTTGCGGGTTGTTGTTCTGCGGGTTCTGTTCTTTGATGACATAATGTTTCCCCATATTCAGTGTTGCTGATTTGTATTATCTGAAGTTGCTTTTACGTTAATTTGATGCAGATCAATTAATACGATACCTGCGTCATAATTGATTATTTCTCGTGGTTTGATGGCGTACACACATGTTGTGATAAACCTTATATAGATGATAATCATTATCATTTTCGTGGGTCCTTTCCGGCGATCCGACCGGTTACGGGGCGGCGACCTCGCGGATTTTCACTATTTATGAAAATTTTCCGGGATCCATGTCCGGTTTCTCTGCAAGTTAACCATATGAAAAATATAAAAACATGCTTTCCATGAACCGGACATGCGCAAAAAATAGACACTAAAACCGGACATGACCGGTTTTGTTGTGATTGTGAGGTGAGAGTTTTTTGCGAGGTGAGGAGTGGCTACGCAGACTGAAGTTGCCAGGCATTTAAGTCTGACCGATCGCCAGCTTCGCAGATTGCAGAAATTGCCGGGTGCCCCGATATCGAATAAGCGAGGGCAACTGGATCTGGATGCCTGGCGCGATTTTTACATATCGTATCTGAGAAGAAGTAAAAACGATGTGCCTGATGGCGATAGCGAAGACGACTATGAGGAGAAATTGCTTATTGCCAGATGGGAACTGACAGCAGAACAGGCTGTTACACAGCAGTTAAAAAATGAGGTGTCAAAAGGAAAACTTATTGACACCGGGTTCTGTATTTTTGCCCTCAGCAAGCTGGCAATGGCGTTATCCAGTACGCTTGATTCCATCCCTTTATCCATGCAGCGACAGTTTCCTGATTTAACACCGCGCCATCTTGACCATCTGAAAACCCTTATTGCGAAGGGGGCAAATCAGTGTGCGCGGGCGGGGGATAAATTACCGGATTTACTCGATGAATATATCAGAGCAACAACTGAATAATATGATGAGTGCTGTCACAACAGCATTACAGCCCCTGATAAGGGCATTGCCGGTGACGCCAGTTGAATGGGCTGATCAAAATTATTATCTGCCTAAAGAATCTTCATATGGTGAGGGAGAATGGAAAACGCTGCCGTTCCAGATCGCCATCATGAACAGCATGGGGAATGATCAGATCCGGACTGTTAATCTGATTAAATCTGCCCGTGTTGGCTATACAAAGATGTTGCTGGGAGTCGCCGGGTATTTTATTGAGCATAAATCCCGAAACAGTCTGCTTTTTCAGCCCACGGATTCTGCCGCTGAAGATTTTATGAAGTCTCACGTGGAGGCGACGATTCGCGATGTTCCCTGCCTGAAAAAACTTTCTCCCTGGCTGGGACGTAAACATCGTGATAATACCATCACGCTGAAACGCTTTTCATCGGGTGTGGGCTTCTGGTGCCTGGGCGGCGCTGCCGCCAAAAACTACCGTGAAAAATCCGTGGACGTGGTCTGCTATGACGAACTTTCCTCGTTCGAGCCGGATGTCGAAAAAGAGGGCTCGCCAACCCTGCTGGGGGATAAGCGTATTGAGGGCTCGGTATGGCCAAAATCCATTCGCGGCTCGACGCCTAAAATAAAAGGCTCCTGCCAGATCGAAAAAGCGGCCAACGAGTCGGCGCATTTCATGCGTTTTTATGTGCCCTGCCCGCACTGTGGGGAGGCGCAGTATCTGAAATTTGGCGATGAGTCCACGCCTTTTGGCCTTAAATGGGAGAAGGACAGCCCCGAAAGCGTTTTCTACCTCTGTGAACATCATGGCTGCGTGATCCATCAGTCTGAGCTTGACCAGAGCAACGGGCGGTGGATCTGTGAAAACACGGGGATGTGGACCCGCGACGGTCTGACGTTTTTCAGCGCCGCGGATAATGAAATTCCGCCGCCGCGCTCCATCACATTCCATATCTGGACGGCGTACAGTCCGTTCACCACCTGGGTACAGATTGTCTATGACTGGCTGGATGCACTGAAA